GTAGAATTTTAATTATTTCATCAAATCACTATGATAAATTAGATCCAGCATTAGTTAGACCAGGTAGAATTGATATTACACATGAATTAAGTAATGCTAGTCATAATACAATTTCCGAAATATATTTACATTTATTTGGTAATAAAATAGACAAAACAAAATTAGAGAAAATTACAGAAAATTTTTATTCACCAGCAGAACTAATAAATATATATGTTTCAAATAAAAATGAAAATGATTTTATGAATAGACTTTTAAAAAATAAAAAAGTTTTATAAATATATTTCGTTATATTATTAAAATTCATTTTAATAGTAATTATATGATTGATGAATATGTAAATAAATTAATAGAAAATTTACCTGAAGAAAATAAAAAATTACAATATATAGATTTAGTTTTAGATGGTGGTATGTTTAATGGAAGTTATCTTGTCGGAGCTCTTTATTTCTTAAAAGAGATGGAGAGAAGAAAATATATTAAAATAGAAAGAATTTCTGGTTGTAGTATTGGTTCAGTAGTGGCTTTTTTATATTATATAGACTCACTTGATTTAATGCCAAAATTATATGAAATAGTTAACGAAGAATTTAAGAGAAAATATACATTGACTACATTAAAAACACTTAAAATATATTTACAAGAAAGAATTTCTGATGATATATGTTCAAAAGTAAATAATAAATTATTTATTTGTTACAATGATATTAAAAAACGTAAAAAAATAGTAAAATCACACTACAAGAATGTAGATGATATAATTAATACAATAATAAAATCATGTTATATTCCATTTTTAATTGATAATAATATGCTTTATAAAAAAAAATATATTGATGGAATAAATGCTTATATTTTTAAGCAACAAAATAACCGAAAAATTTTACATATGGAATTATTTGGTTATGATAAATTTATGTATGCTTTAAATATTAAAAATGAAAAAACAAATTTTCATAGAATATTATCTGGATTATTAGACGTTCATAGTTTTTTTATTAAAAAAAGTGGCACACCTATGTGTAGTTTTGTAAATGACTGGAATATCCAAAATAAGTTCAATTACAATATTAAACTTTTAATAGAATATTTATCAGTAAACATATTTTATATATATTTTTATGTTAAAAAATATATTCCACAAGAATTTAAAGAGAATTTAATTTTAAAAATAATATCAAAAATAACTTTTGATATATTTAGTATGAGTTTAAATTATTATTTATTTGTAAAATATCAATATAATAAATGGATTCTATTGATATAACGGATTCAACATTTTCTTTGGATGTTCCAGATTTAAATCAAGTTATTGATACAAATAATATTAGTATTGGAGGAGGAATGAGTAGTGATTACACTATGTATATTTATATTGGAGCTGCTATATTACTTGTTATCACAGGTATGTTTATTTTTAAATTTTATCAAAATGAAAAAAGAAATCAGAGTGAATATGAACAAGATTGTCCTGGTGGTTTTTGTACAATAAATCAAAGTCAGAATCAAAGTCAAATTTAGTAAATATCTTTCTTATTTTTACGAGTATTCGAGTTATTATATAGATTAAAAAATCCATTTTTTTTACTTTTATTCTTATATTTTTTCTTTTTAATAGTTTTCTTTACATCAACATCATCTAAATTTTTATCATCTGGTTTATAACTTAGAAACCATTCTTCAAACATTTTTTTATTTTTTGATTGTTTGAATTCTTTATATTTTTCTGCTTTTTCTGCCTTCATTTCTTCAACAGATTCTTGATGTCCATAGCATGTAATACTAAAACGTTTCAATAATCCTTTTTGAGATAATCTATTTTTTTGTTGAACATCAAAAAGAAATTTTGACATACAAAGTATTCTATCAATAAATTGATTATAATAAGCTCTATTAGCATATAAAAATGCTAAATAAAAACTTAACATTGTATCAATAGTTGCTACTTTTATTTTTTTGCCATTCATCATAAAAATATTATAACTATGACATCCAATAGGTTTATAAATAAAAAGTATGCTGTCTTTTCCAATTTTAACCTCATAATGTTCAGGAACAATCTCTCCAACAGATTTTTGTTTAATTATTTTTACATTTTTAATACCATTATCTCCCAATCTTTCTTTAATAATTTCCGCTGTTTTTTCTGGATTATTTGATAAAACATCAAAATCAGCATCTTTTTCAAGTTTTTTTCGTAAATTTTTTGGCATATATTGTGAATATAAAATATTAGCAAAACCACCAAAAAATACAACACCTTGATTTATTAGAGTATTTTTAACTGTTTCATAAATCTTTTCTTCGTTATATCTATTTTCCATTTCACGTTGAAAATCTACTCCATTACAATTTATATCTGTAATTGGGTAATTTTTATTTAAAAGTAATAATCTTTTTAATACTTTTTCCCATCTACTTATATCACCTGCTGGTCTAGATAATTCAAGATACATAGACATTCTTAAAAAATTAGGTGGAGCATATAATATACCATCAACACTGATAGCATCTCTTTTAAGAACATTATATATTTCTTTTGGTATATGAGTAATATCAGCAACAGCCATGTAATTAACAAAAACTTTATATGTTCCATGATGTTGTCCAGATTTTGCTTCTACATCTAAAAATCCTTTTTTATAATAAATATCGGCTAATTCTTTAGCATCATTCAATGCATTTTGAGAGAAGAAATCGTAGTCAGGAACTTCAACTTCTTTATTATAAAATCTATCTTCTTCTGGTAATATATTGTTAATAGCTGTTCCACCATAACAAACTAGTTTTTTACGTCTAATAAACTCTTCGACAATATCTATTATTTTTTGTACACCATCTGAATTTACAACGCGTCTACCCATTTTTTCTTCAGCTTGATCAACTGCCATTCGTAATATTGCTAACTCGCAATCCGCAAATGATAAATCTTTACACACATTTTTATCTTTAGGCATTCCTATATTATTTAATTAAAATAAAATTGAAATATATAATAAATTAAATATTAAAATATTAATTAAATATGGAACAACAATTATTATTAATAAATTGTACTAGTGTAAGAAAGAGAATTAAAAATGAAATTCAAAAATTACTTAAACAAAATATATGTATTGAAGATGATATTAAAATAGATAAATATAATGATATAGAATATAATATTGAATTTACAAATTTACATGATAATAAAAATTATAAATTTATAATATCAAATTATTATCCATTTAATGCTCCTAAATAATATTATGAGATGTAGTAAGCCCCATTAATCTAAATAAAAATTTATATTTAAATTAATTTAATTTATTTTCTAGTATGTAGTATAGAAATTAACACACTTATAATTTAAAAGTTAAAATTATAGTAATCAGTTGAGGAGTTTCTAGTAGCATAAGAATAAGCAGGATTTTGAGGTGTTGGTGCTGGAACTGTAATTGGTTGATATCTTAAATCAGCTGGTTTAAGAGCAAAAGCATAACCAGCTCTATCAAAAAACAAAGCATTTTCCATAAGGTTATTATCTACTAATTGATACCTCATTGCTATCATTTGACATCCAGATGCTCTACAAACCATACCACTAGGATTAGGAGGACTAGAACCATTATCAGGAATAACAATAGTCATACCTTGTCTGTTAAATTCGGTTAATTCATTAACGTCAGGTGTATTTTTAACGTTATAATAATTATATTCTCTCATAAATATTGAATTGCTAGTCAAACTTACATATTCTAATAGTTTTTCATTTTCGATAAATGCTGGATTACTTCTATCCATTACTAATATAACTTTATTTTGTAGAGACATTAGTGGAACATTTCCTAAATTTTTACCTTCAATTTCATAACTATATTCCTTTCCAAGCATAATATCATTATTAGATTTGAATATATCTGCTAATTTAGTATACATATCTTGATTATTACTTTTACATCTTAAATGAATAATTACAGGGTCTGTTGGGTTAGGGGATGTGGAACCAGAAAACGCATAATTTCTAATTGTATCCATAACTGATGCGAAATCAACTGAATTAAAAGTTTCCTTAACATAATAACTATCTGAAGTGCTTGTAGAAACAACAGGTTGATTATTAACTGAATAAACTTCGAAATCTAAACATCTAACTCCTTGTTTTATAACTGCTTTAAGATTACAAACATTTACAAAATCATTTTTATAACTACCACCTGAACAAGCATTATAAGCAGTTTTAATATAATAATCATATAAATTGCCACTACAATCAGGATCACTAGATGTTATAGGTCTAATATTTCCATCTACACTTGAATATAAATTATTCATATAATCGCATTCTCTACTTTCAAGTCTACTTAAATAAATCATATATAATACAAAAATTATAACAATTATGCCGATAAATACCATTATCATATAACTTTGAAAATTTTCATCCATATTCCTTATAACTCTTAAATAATCACCAGCATTTGATGTTGACATACTAATATAATAAATTATTATTTTTAATTTTAGAAAGAATATTTTAAATTATATTATGATGAAATAAAGAATTAAAAAATAATGATACTATATATTAAGTATGGCAGGCGGTCTTATGCAACTAGTTAGTCAAGGTCAACAAAATATAATATTAAATAGTAATCCAGATAAATCATTTTTTAAATGTACATATAAAAAATACACCAACTATGGTAAGCAAAATTTTCGTTTAGACTATGAAGGAGCTCCTACATTAGGTTTAACAAATGAAAGTACATTTACGTTCAAAGTGAAAAGATACGCAGATCTTCTTATGGATTGCTATATATGTATAACATTGCCAAATATTTGGAGTCCAATTATTCCTCCTCAATCTGTCACTCAACCTGATGGTACAACTATTTATACTAATTGGGCTCCATATGAATTCCAATGGATTAAAGATTTAGGTGCTCAAATAATAAGTAGAATTACAATAAATTGTGGTAATCAACAATTACAACAATATTCAGGACAATATATACTCAATTCAGTTAGAAGAGATTTTATCGGCCAAAAATTGTCACTTTTTAATGAAATGATAGGTAATGTTCCTGAATTAAATGATCCAGCAAATGCGGGTGCTCGTGTAAATGCGTATCCAAATGCTTTTTATACGACAAGTCCGGCTGGAGCACAACCATCAATTATGGGTCGTACTTTATATATACCATTAGGTTCATGGTTTAGTCTTCTTTCTACTCAAGCTTTTCCATTGGTTGCTCTTCAATACAATGAATTATGGATAAATGTTTCATTCAGACCAATAAACGAATGGTTTAAAATTCGTGATGTAATGGATTATACAAATAATTATCCGGTGATTGCGCCAAATTTTAATCAATATTATATGCAATTTTATAGATTTTTACAAAGACCACCAGATGAGGAATTAGGTACTTCATCTTATGTAGATACAAGAACAAATTGGTTTGCTGATATAAATTTAAATTGTACATATTGTTTTCTCTCTGATGATGAATCTACAATCTTTGCTAAAAATGAACAAAAATATTTAATTAAACAAATATATGAAAAATATTACTACAATATAACTGGATCAAATAGAATAAATTTAGATTCGATGGGTATGGTAATAAGCTGGATGTTTTATTTTCAACGTAGTGATGTTAATTTAAGAAATGAGTGGTCAAACTACACAAATTGGCCTTATGACTATATGCCACAAGATGTTACACCTGCTTCAAGTACTGGTGATTATCCAAATCCAAATCCATTGGGACCTACTCCATTAGGTCCAGGCTTAAATCCTGATGGTACTTTATCAGGTTTATACATAACAGGCGTATATAATCCACAAAATTTAGCTGAAATTTTAGTAGCAATGGGTATTTTATTAGATGGTCAATATAGAGAAAATATTTTACCGGTTGGTGTATATAATTTTGTAGAAAAATATGTAAGAACAGCTGGATTTGCACCACCAGGATTATATTGTTATAATTTTTGTTTAGATACAGATCCATTTAAAGTTCAACCATCAGGTGCTATGAATATGAGTCGATTTACAAATATTCAATTAGAATTTACAACAATAACTCCACCAGCTGATCCATATGCTCAGGTATTAACTATTTGTGATCCAAATACAGGTGATATTGTAGGTATTAACAAGCCAACATGGAGAATTTATGATTATAACTTCAATATGTATTTAATAGAAGAGAGAGTAAATATGGTAATATTTGTTGGTGGAAATGCTGGTTTATTATATGCTACTTAATAATTTATTAAATTGGTTTAAACAAATAATAATTATTATATCATAAATGATTTTAAGAAATAATAATTTAAATAGAACAATTAGAAGGAATTTATTTAATTATAAGGATGCATTTTTATTAGAAAAACAATTGACATCTGATGAAACATCTATAAAAGAATTAGCTTACAATTTTTCAAAAGATATTTTACAACCAAATATTGTTTCTTCATTTAGAAATGAACATTTTGATAAAAATATAATGAAAGAAATGGGTAATATTGGATTACTTGGTCCAAGTATTAATGGATATGGTTGTGCTAATGTTAATTATGTTTCATATGGTTTAATTATGCGTGAAATTGAGAGAATTGATAGTGGTTATAGAAGTTGTGCAAGTGTTCAATCTTCTTTGGTAATGTATCCTATTTATAAATTTGGAACTCAAGAACAAAAAGACAGATTTTTACCTGAATTAGCTAAAGGTAATTTAATTGGTTGTTTTGGTTTAACAGAACCTGATCATGGGAGTGATCCATCAGGAATGAAAACAAAAGCAGTTTTAAAAGGAGACCACTATATTATAAATGGAAGTAAAAATTGGATTACGAATTCACCAATTGCTGATTTATTTGTTATATGGGCAAAAGACGATGGTGGTATAATTCATGGTTTTTTATTAGAAAAAAATATGCCTGGATTAACATGTCCAAAAATAGAAGGAAAATTTTCGTTAAGAGCATCTAACACCGGTATGATTTTTATGGATAATGTTGTAGTTCCTAAAGAAAATATATTACCATTTACAAGAGGTCTTAAAAGTCCATTTATGTGTTTAAATAATGCTCGATATGGTATAGCATGGGGAGTTCTTGGTGCTGCAGAAGATTGTTATTTAAGAGCAAGAGATTATGCCTTAGAGAGAAAACAATTCAATAAACCATTAGCATCAAATCAATTAATACAAATGAAATTAACAGATATGATAACAGAAATAACATTAGGATTACAAGCTGTATTAAGAGTAGGAAGAATGATTGATGATGAAAATTTAATTCCTGAAACAATCTCTATTATTAAACGTAATAATTGTTTAAAAGCATTACAAATAGCTAGAAATTCTAGAGATATATTAGGTGGAAATGGTATATCGGATGAATATCATATTATAAGACATATGTTAAATTTGGAAGCAGTGAATACATATGAAGGAACTCAAGACATACATGGTCTTATTATTGGTAGAGGAATTACGAATATAAATTCTTTTTAAATAAAAAATTGATTTAGATATAATTATATATAGAATACTATATCTAAATAATGTTAA